ACTTTCACAATGGGTTTTGTATTCGGCCAAAATAGTTTGCATTATAAATAAATAGAAAAAAAATATTTATATTCTTATTTTGTAAAAATATAAAGACCCCACCCTTTCAAAATAACTTGTAAAACTCGCTAACAGTTGGGTTCGTTTTGATTTTCTGCGGATTGAAACCGCTTAAATAAAGCCCTTCCAAACTCCGAACACGGCTTAGACCCACATAGCTTTGGCCATACTCGAATACATTGGACCCCAAATCCATCTCTGCAATATCCAATGTAATTCCTTGGGATTTATGAATCGTAAATGCCCACGCTAAGCGCAGCGGCAACTGTTCGATTCCAATTCTTGGATAGTCTCCGTGCTGATACACTTTGGGTGTAATTTGTATTGTGATTCCATTTAAGAATCTGACAATTGGATACATTGTGTTGGTTGTGCCTTGCACAAAATCCACAATCACGCCTTGCGAACCATTGCATATACCCGCATCAATATCCAGGTTTGCCAAACACATCACGAGCGCACCTTTCTTCAACTTTAGTTCCTTATTCACCTTGCAATTCTCCATCAAAAGTTCCAGTTGTTGGTCGACTTCTTCGCGCGACAAATCCGCGCACCGAATCAAAAGCTCTGGTTGAATGGGTTTTCCAGATTCCGCGTAGGTCTGCATATTCACGTGTTTTGCAAAATTATACGTCTGTTCTTCATCCTTCAGTTTCATATACATAATCTGGTTCACGCGGTCCGCATCCGCATTTTTGGGAAACAATTTGGTAGGAATGATGCCAGTTCCATTGTCCACATATTTGGCTACAGTGCGTTGTTTTAATAACTCCGCGGATTCTTCCGAAATGACGCCTTGCCTCACCTCATCCAGGACTTTGATGTAGGTCGGGTCCTTTTGCCGATAAAGTGTTTTCAAAACAACATGATTTTCCCTGGAAAATGTGGAAAACCAATCAGATGATTGGAAACAAAACATGGTGGTTTCGGGTTCGGTGTATCGGCCGACGGGTGGTAACTGATAAAAGTCGCCGATGAAAATGACCTGCATACCGCCAAATGGTTTGAAATGGTTTCTGCGGATAGTTTGGCCGATTTTATTCAATGCATCGAATATTTTTACAGACATCATGGAAACCTCATCAATAATTAGAACGCGCGTTGTCTTCCAGTTTGTATTGGCTTTTCGGTTCTTTACAGCTTTGTCAACAATTTCGTGGATTTCGCCGGTGCCGAGCCCGATTCCGCTCCATGAATGAATGGTTTTGGCGCAACAATTTAACAGGACGGAGGCGCAACCGGTGAGACCGCAAACGGCATGCTTGAATTCGCGTTTTTCCAAATCTGATTTGATAGTCTTAATTAGATATGATTTTCCAGTTCCGCCGGGGCCGGTAATGAAAACATTGTGTCCCTGCTGGTATCGCTCAAATGCGTGTCTTTGCTCGGGTGATAAGTCATCCATTGGGTCTATTGGCTTAGGGTTATCAATTGGTTTAGTGTCGCCAAGTGGCTTATTTTCAGCATAAGCAAACTTAGATAAATCCAGTGGTTTATTCGTAACGATTGTTTTTGTGTTCAAATAATCTGTGGCTTCTGCCTCTGTTTTAAATTTTTTGTATTCGGCTCCACTGAAACCATCAATTTGCTTGTTGCATTCTTCCCATGTTGTGTAAACACCTGGTTCAATCCCTTTTTTTACTGCATAATATGACATGATTTTTTATATATTAATGTATACTAATATATAAGTTTTAATTCAATTTTATAAATTATTTTTTCAGAAAATAATGACCGCAAATTATTTTTTTTCAGAAAATAATGACCGCAAATTATTTTTTTTCAAAAAATAATGACCGAAAATTATTTTTTTTTCAGAAAATAATGACCGCAAATTATTTTTTTTGTAAAAATGATTCAATTGCATCCATCGGTTTTTTGAATTTTTTCTTAAAAAAATTACATTCTTTACATTCTTGTGTCACTGAAGTTTCTTTGCACTTATGAACACGACACTGTTCACTATATTTATTATAAAGCATTTCCTTCTCTGCATAAAATGCTTGTATACTTTGACAATGAAACATCACATATTTATTCATCGTAGTAACTAAGTTCTCATCCGCGTAATACGGATTGTCAACTTCTTCCTTATATTCGATATCACAAATAGCAATCTTTTTACCGGGAACAACAAAATACAACTTTAATACATGAAGCCCACGAGTTTGAGGTTCTATTTGCAAAATACTGTTGTAATACCATTGGTTTTTTTGATTAGGAACTTCTACTGCATATATCCATTTAATATATGTTGCCATATCACTGGCAAAATCTTCTGCCCCCTTACCAGTAACCAATATATCTATGTCTTCAGAATCATATTTGAAAGTAGGATTCATTGAATTGCTTGTCAGTAATTTCAGCGCAGTTCCACCTTTTACAATGATTTTATTTTTCTTTTGGCGGTCAGATTCATGCAAATACTTTGTAAATGTTCCAAACATATACAAGAGAGAACAAATAATTGTTCTAAATTTTTTGGAATCTTCTTCGGACAAATTGTGTTTTTTTGCAGGGTCAATACTAAATGCTGGAAAAAAATTTATCATGTGTCTACACAAATTGTTGTCGGGGTTTCCAAAAGTGGTTTTTATTTCTTCAATTCCTTCCAGCGTTTCCTCAATTTTAAAATACTTTGGAATAAATGCATAAGATGCCAATGGATTATAACTATATGTTTGACCCATGTTTGATAAAGGAACTGCCGGTGGTAAAGGCATTGCCTGTGGTAAAGGGACTGCCGGTGATAAAGGGACTGCCGGTGGTAAAGGTGTGTCGGATAAAGGGACTGGCTGTGGTAAAGGAACTGCCGGTGGTAAAGGAACTGATAAAGAATCCAATAAAGGATTGGTTTTTTTTGTCCCGGAAACCATACTAGCATAGGATTTTCCTCTTCCTTCTCCTCTTATTTTTCCTCTTATTTTTCCTCTTTTTAATCGTTTAGTTTTCATATATAAAATGCAAAGATTATATTTTTACACATCGTCCCTTGTTATTTCGCACAGTTCCTGGTTTACATATTTTACGACAACGACCAGTCGCATAATTTAATTCTTTCCCCGCTGGACAAACTTTGCGCGTTCTAGAAGATAACTGGTTTCCAATTCTATCTATCATTCCATTCATACTTAAATCAGATTCAGATTCTAACTCAACTGCTTTGATTTTTTTGCATTTTTGTTTTTCATCTCGATAATGATTTGGCGGGCACACTTTGCGACAACGTTTTGTTGCAGGATTTAATTCTTGTCCTTCAGGGCATGTTTTTACAACTGGTCTGAGGCCCGGACTAAGGGGTGGAATAAGGCTTGGACTAAGGGCTGGAGTAACTGGTTTTGAAACATCCACAATTGTACCATCTATTTGAATTTTCTTACCAAGACGCGACAATACTCCCGTATTTTTAAGAATATCTTCATACCAATAAGCATATTGATAAATTTTAAACGTAGTTCTTAATTCAACATTTGGATGAAACATTCGATTAAATAATTTACTATATCGAGTATATTCATCTTGTGACAACGCGCCTTTATCATAGAAACAATTAATCATGTGGTTCATGGTAAATCCAAGGGCATAGATGTCTGTATTAATAAGTAGTTTCCCAACAAGCAATGGATAATTTCGTCCAGTATAATTTCTTAATCCGTTAAAAACACTTTCTATAAATAATTGTTGGTTAAAAGGTGCCAATCGATTTTCCATATATCGAAAAGTCGTTCTAAATGATGTTGGTTTAATATTATATGAATTTGGAATGTTTGTTGTTGCTGACAATAATCCGATAAAATCAACTTCAGCTTTGTTTAAGCGTCGTTCAGATATATTTTGTAAATAATAGTCTTTGGAATGATTTAAAAATCCAAATTCAAGTGGATATGACCAATGAAAGTTTTCATGGTTTGTTTCATCTAGAATTCCCAAAGACAATTCACTTTTTTTCTCCGCCAATCCAAAATCAATAAAATTGAAACGGTATGTGGCCGGGTCAAATACAATATTTTGCGGTTTGATATCATGATGCAACAAGTCATTCGTTAAAAAAACCCGAAGTCCTTCAAATAAGTTGTATGCATTTAAAAAAAACAAATCTGTTTGTTGTCTGGGATTTGGTGCCAAATATCCATCTAGATAGATTTTTGTAAATTTATCCAAATCATAACCTCCATCATTGTAAATAAGAAGTTTATAGTTGTTAATGTTTGGGTCTTGTTCAAATAATTTACATTCGCCGGGGGTCATTTCACGTGCCGCATCAATTTCATCAACTTCACAATCAATGGGTGGTCCTGGATAAAATTGTTTCTTTTTGTCCACGGTTTTAATAAATTTGTATTCTTCTATTTCTTTTTTTGCGGCGCGGCGAGTCATCAATTTGGATACTTTGCCGGTTGTGTATTTTTTGCCGTTTTTGCATTTTATTGGTGGGCGATATACACACCCATATGTTCCTTCAGCTACATATACCATTTTTATATATACTATACGTGATATTTTTTTACAAACACTGGTGTGTAAAAAAATGATTATTTACTGGAGCAAAAATGCATCCACATATTGTCTAAAATCCTTCTTGGAAAACCCATTTATATCATCATACGCGACAATCTCATTGTAACGCGTCATCTTTTCATTTATCTCATTAAACTCATCATAATTGGTTAGACCCTCAATATAATTAACAGAAATGCTGATTTGGTGATTTTCACTTAAAGCCATTGACAAAGAAATAAAATTATACAAAGTGTTAACATTATCAAAGGTCTTTGTATACTTTACATACTTAGAACCCTCGCGTGAACCATATACGTAAAATAAATTGTCATCGACATCAAACAAGATAAAAACGGACATGTCTTGGTCATTGTTCTTATCATACTCCGTAATATTCATAACCATTATGGGGTCATAGTAAGTAGTGTTGGTTGACTCGTCGTAGTATGCACTCATTTGATAACATAAATATGTGATTGTTTTTATATTTATTTGCGAATTCTTTTTTTAGTTCTTTTGCCTTTGGCTTTTGAACGACTACTCGCGGTGGAAGACATATAGTTTTTTGATGCTTTTTTACTAACACTTTTTGTTGTGTTGGTGCATTTTGATACATCTCCATTATTCACGGTTTTATTTATAACGCACAATGATGCGGTCATAACATTGTTTGCTTCTTCTACAAATCCACTTTCTGCGTATTTATTTTTTATTTTTTGGATTGCTTTTTCCTCATCTTCTTTGTTTTCAACACCGGTTGGATAAACAAACAGTTCCACCATTGTTTTGGAACTTAACCGTTTTCCAAACAATTCACCATTTTTTGCGGTTTTAACAAGAATCTTCATAAATTCTTTGAAACAAATGCCCTTAAGTTCTGGAATGTCGCATTCAACCGAACTCAAATTGATTACATTGTTTAGAAGTCGCAAACTCATTTTTGTATTTTCAGATAATTCTATGATTCGGTATCCATCTTCTTCGGAATCGCGTATTTTGTAATCCATGGCTATATATATTTATCTTTGATAAAAAGTATGGGATTAGCGACAAGTTCTTATTAAAAGCCATCTCGAATGGATTTCCCCGACAAAAACCGCGGTATTCCCTTCTCCGAAAGTTCCTGATACTTGATTGTCAACAATTTACCAATATTGGCCTTTGCATTTTGGAAAAGTGCCTTTCTATGCTCAATCGAACCAACGGGTCTGCAGTCAAATTCGTCGCCCGTTTTGGTGGCGCATTTCCAAATAACAGTTCCTGAATCGCGTCCTTCAGCTTCACTAAATCCAACGATGACAAATTCGTCCTCCTCAAATTCCTTGTATTTCTGCAAATCGTGGCTGCGATTATTTACATAAGGTCCCTTCTTGTTGCGCAACATAATTCCCTCATATCCTTCTTGCACATACTCGGTGAATTTGGCCTTGAAATCTTCAACCGTAGTTGCTTCCTCCGTCTTCACAATTTCAAACGTGGGTGGAAACAAAGACCGATTATCCAGAATAAATTGCCGTCTTTCTGCATACCCATTTGGCGAAACAATATCATATATGTGGAAATGAACTTGAGCAATACGCGGGTCATCCACCTGCTTGCGTTTGATAAGTCCGACCAACTCTTCAAATGGATACTTATTGGTGTAAAGCTCGCCGTCCAATACAACTTTGGGCCAAACATCAAAAAATGGTTTCAGACCCGCAGTAATATGGTTCATGGTTGTGAATATACCGCCCGTCCTGGATTGAGTGACAATTGTTCTATCAGCTCCCATATAAATCAAACAACGAAGCCCATCCAACTTGGGTTGCACAAAACACGGATACACAATTGGATTTTTTACTTTGGTCTTGGATTTGGGGTCGTAGACGTGCGCCAACATTGGAAAAGTCTTAGTTTGCGCTCCTACATCCTGTGTTTCTTCTTCTGTATAGCATTCCTTTGACTTTTTATCCGACCATTTTTTTTTGATTTCATTGGAACATTGTTGTAGGGGTGTAGTTTCATTGGCTTTGCCAATATTTTTACCCTCTGTAAAATCACGGCTGGTTGATTGGATTTTGCCATTTACTTGGCCGTATTCCACGGTATATCTGGCAACTAATCCATTTGTATAAATGGCAGCAGACCATTGTTTGGTCTTTCCTGCAATGTCTTTTCCATATAAAGTGGGCAAAGTTTCGTGGAGTTTGAATGAAGACATGAATATTATACAATTATAATTTTTGGATTTATATAGTTTTACAAAAAGGTTTTAGGAAAAATCAATTTTTATAAGAGTGGTTATTTTTTAAATATTTGTTGCAAATAAGGATTTAAAGTGGTTTTATTTTGTTTTACATATTATAATTAAATATGAGTACTACTTCATCAGCATTAACTACTGCCCCTGCATCTACAACTGCTTCAGACCAATACCGTCTTCCCGATGCTACTACTCTGCAAAATATTAGTAAGATTGCCATCTCCGAGGACAAACCCATTATGATGGATTACTGGACTGCTTCTTTAGAGAAAAAGGCTTTGATTGGCGTTCGCGAGAATAGCGAGAAGTTACTTGTCAAAAGTGAAGAGGAGTATACCAGTCCAATTCAGAAGATTTTCAAGGTAGGTAATGATTTTATTATTATGACCGAGAATTCCATCTATGTTGTTGATAATAAGATACCGACAAAGCGAATCGCGTAAAGGGAACCAAGGTTCCCTTTAAATCCCTCCTTTTAAGGGAAGAGTCAAAAAGAAACCTACGGTTTCTTTTAAGGAGGGGGTAAGGGGGAACCTTCGGTTCTCCCTTTAAAATTGAAATTTTTTACCAGTTATATATGACTTTACAAAAACCATATATAAAATGACTAATTGCGAAGAAGAGACTGATTCTGATAACGAAATGACCGACGACCAAGTAAAATCTGAATCAATTGCAACTGAGGAGCGTCTATTTGATACTAACTATTATGCATCTTTGGAACATGACAACACGTATTACATTACGGTTCCTTACAGAATTAACGAAAATTATTTGAAAGACCTGCACATCAGCAGTCGCGGATTTGCCAACAATTCTCTGCAATCTGTTAAAAATTACATTCGTGAATACACCATTAGTGCTTTGATTGACGAATCAGCGCCAATAGACATAGTGAAGACCAGCTACATACAATTACCGGGTGGATTCACATTATACAACATAATAATCAAAACATTTTGGATTAAGATAGTGCAGAGAAGATGGCGAAATGTGCTAAAAAAACGCAAAGAGATTATCCAAGGCATTCGCGAATCCATAAAAAATAGAGAATACAGAAACGAGAGATTCCATATTCCACAGCTCAGAGGATGCCTGGCTGACATTAAGGGAGAACCTACGGGTTCTCCCAAACCCCCTCCCTTTTAGGGAGCATAAGAGAAGTTGAGCTTCTCTAGTTCCACACTCTTTCCAAAAAAAATGCACAAAATAAAAGGAGGGGGTCGTAGGGGGAACTACGTTCCCCTACAGTTTCTTCAAATCCGAAAAATACGTGGTCGAAACCATTATTTTCCGTTTTCTCAACTTTGTTTTTTTTTCTTCCACAATTCCCAGATTCTCTGTTTTCATGCAAATGTGGGAATATTCGTCTTTCAACAATTTTTTCACAAAATCGTAGACAAATGTCAAAACTTCTTCGGAACAATTTCCCACAATGAGACAACCGCCCGTCCTGAAAATCATAAAACTAACCTTGGTATATTTCTTAGAATCAATCAGCTCCTCCACTGTCAAATGGTTGTCTTCCTGCAAAATGACACCCGTCTGTTTCTCTACATCAAATCCATTTTTATTGCAGAAATAATACTTGCACTTGACGCCCGGATAACTGCACGCATCATATGTCGTGTCAATCCGGTATTTTTCACTTTGCAGAATCGAATGGAGTGCATCGCGGTTCACATTATAATTGCATTCAAAGTTGGAATTAATCAACACATTTTCACTTGGAATATCCTTGAACGCAACCGGTTCCACAAAATAAGGTCGCAAAGTGTCCAAAATAAAGACCTTTACGCGGTCAAACAAACTGGTATTCAAAACCCCTGGAATCTCCAATTTTCCAGTATTGAACACTTTGACGTGAATTTCATGGAAGTTGTTGGCATCATTGCGGAAACGAAACGTGAGTGCAATGCAATTGAACATTGCCCCGCCCTTGTCTTTGCCTCTGTAATTCATCACATTCTTGGTGGAAATGCCCACCGTCACTTTTCTCTCGTCCTTGAATTTAATTTTCTTTGCAATTGGATTATCAATTTGTTTGATAATTCGCTCGGTGTAATAATATGTTTCTTTTAACTTGCGTTCGTTCTCTGCACATTCCTCCTTGGATTGCGCAGCAACCTTCATTTGTTTCTTGATGACACCCTCGTCCGGTCTCCAGTATTCTACGATGGGAACACTCCAGAAAATATGTGCAACATCAATATTGGATTGGTTTAAATAAAGTAATTTTGTTTTGGTTGAAATGTAAAGGTCCTTGCATTCGGGGGCATCACCGAGTTCATCTGAATCATCGTCAATATCATTGGTTTCACCTCCGTTTAAAAATTTTTCCCATTCGTTATCTAATTCCATTTTTATTATTCTTTATGTCTTTTGCTTTAAGTTGAAATAAAAAATCAATTTTAAGGTAGGGGAACCTACGGATTCAGAGAAGCAAAGCTTCTCATACGCCCCAAAGCACATTTACGATGAGCAGTTATATTATTTATTTTTTAAGGAGGGATTTAAAGGGAACGTAGTTCCCTTTATTATACAATGGATTTACAAACATATTATAAAACCACGGTATTCAAGAACGAAACAATGACTGGAGGATGGGCACCCAATTATTATGGAATATTCAGTGCAATAATCAATGAGAATAACTATAAAACAGTTGCAGAGATTGGAATTGGATATGGTACTCATGCAAAGTATATTTTGAAAACTACAAATGTGGATAAAATATATTTGGTAGACCCAATGAAATATTATGAAAACGACTTGTTTGCAACTGATATTATGTCTGCAACCCCAATCATTCCCGGAAACAATTTTAACGAATTGTATGGTCTTATCACTGATTATTTGGAAGAATACAAAGAGAGATACACATGGTTTCGCAATGAAAGTCTTGCAATCCAAAATAACCAGATAGCAGATGAAAGTTTGGACTGCATTTTTATTGATGGCGATCATACATACAATGCTGTCCTTGCAGATTTGGAGTTTTGGTGGAAAAAACTGCGTGTTGGCGGACAAATTTTAGGTGATGATTATTGGATGGAATCTGTTTCGTCTGCGGTTAAGGATTTTTCAAAAAAATACAATTTTCGATACAACCTCCTGAAAAAAGAGGGAACAAACTACAGTATCTATCGGTTTCATAAAACTATTTAAATATTCGATGATTAGAACCTTTAATGACCGAAAATATTCCCTGGACCGAAAAGTATCGCCCCAGCAATTTTGACAACATTGTGCTCGACCCCAATAACAAAACGCTTTTCATGAATATGATTGAAAATAAGTATTTCCCCAATTTATTATTGTATGGCCCTCCCGGAACTGGCAAAACGACCACCATTATTAACTTAATTAATGAGTATCAGCGCGTGAAGAAAAACAAAAGCTTGGTAATTCATTTGAACGCGTCTGATGAGAGAGGTATCGATATTATTCGCAACCAGATTTATCAATTTGTGAAAACCAAGAATTTGTTTGAAACTGGATACAAATTCGTGGTTCTAGACGAAGTTGATTATATGACCAAAAATGCACAACAAGCACTCAAGTATTTGCTGCAAACATGTGGGAACAATGTGAAGTTTTTCCTGATTTGCAATTATATTAGCAAGATTGAACTTTCTCTGCAACATGAGTTTGTATGTATTCGTTTTAACCAGCTTCCAAAACAAAAAATTCGCGAGTTTATTCGAGAGATATGTGTCAAAGAGGGGGTTGATTTAACTGACCAAAATATTGATACTATCCAGAATTTGCACAAGTCTGATATCCGAAGCATGATTAATTTTATTCAATTGAACCAGAATGTGCCGGTTCAACAAAGTAATATTATTGATGACACAGTTTGGAAAAGTTTGTATGATTTATTTCAAGAAAACAAAAAAACAATAAAAGTTTTCATTAATCAGTTGAGCATTAATTATAATATTGATAAGAAACAGATTATCAAGGATTATTACAACTATTTGATTTTAAATCATTCAATAAACACAGAAATCGTAGAGAAAATGGAAATTGTTATCCATAATTATGATTGCAATATTGATGTGTTGGTGAATTTTTTTATTTTGGGGGAACTAAAGGGCATAAGCGAAGCTGAATCCAAGGTATTCAGATAAGCTTCGCTTATCTTACGCCTTTTAATCCCTCCTTTTAATCCCTCCTTTTAATACCTCCTTTTAATACCTCCTTTTAATACCTCCTTTTAATACCTCCTTTTTAATATCCAAATTATTATTGTAAAAGGAGGGATTTAAAGGGAACCTTGGTTCCCTTTATATATGAATCAAACCGGTGGATATTTAGAACTTATTTTGGGCCCAATGTTTTCCGGTAAAACCACGCGCTTAATCCAGCACTATAAGGCCTACAAATTCATAGAGAAGAAAATTGTGGTCCTCAATTATTCGCTGGATACCCGATATAGCGAAACCGCATTGTCGTCACATGACCGCATAGAGATACCATGTGTTTTCACAAGCACATTGGCAGACAAATCCATATGGATAGATGCGGATGTTATCCTCATTAATGAAGGACAATTCTTTCAGGATTTGGTGCAAACCGTTATCGAAATGGTGGATACGCATAATAAAAAAGTGCATATTTGTGGTTTGGACGGCGATTTTCGCCGACAACGTTTTGGTTCTTTGCTCGATTTGATTCCTTATGCAGACAAAGTGGAAAAGCTGTCCGCATTTTGCGGAATGTGTAGAGACGGGACTCCTGCAATCTTCTCTCATCGAGTAAGTGCTGAAGTAAACCAAGTTGTTATTGGAAGCGATAATTATATGCCATTATGCCGGTCATGTTACCCAAAATAAGGTAATACACGATTTCCATTTTTACAATCAACTGTTATTCGAAACGCCAAATCCCCAAAACAAAAGAATACATTGTTTGCCATGAGCATTGCAGAATTGAAATCATTTTCTATTTTGGCTATCATTATCACCAATAATACAAACAATGTAGTTTGGATTACATAACTCAAATCCAGATGCATCTCTATGTTATCAGGCTCTTGTTTTGAATAAAATGTAATACAACCATTGAAAAGCATTTTACAAAAATAACATATTAGCAATGTTTTTGATATAATATTTGCACCTGTATTATGATAATCATCCGAAATTGTAGAGATATTGATAATATTCAATACCGAATTTGAAAAAATATGGAAAAATAGAATGCACCTTAGTTGTCTGGGTGGTTCTTGTACCAATAATTCATATGTGGTTTTGCAGTGAGGACAAAAGTTTTTATTTTGTCCCGATTGCAAAAATTGTGTTATGCAAACAATATGGTATACCGAGTTTGCACATTCGCACGGCAGTTTAACTATTTTTTGCGATTCTATGTCAACCGATTCTAGACAAATTAAGCATTCTTTTTCCAATAGAAAACTTTTATCCGGTTTTTTGAATTTTTGTAATATTATATCCATTTTTTATTATTGTAAGATTATAATTTTATTATTTTTCATATTATATTGTATGGACGAATACAATATAATTCCAATGGGCGACAATTGTATAATTGCAGAGGTTTTAAAAGACATAGGTCTGCGCAAATGCAGTTATCCATTTGATTGGATTAGCCATGTAAAATATTTTACAGCTACCAACATCAATTATAATTTCGAAATCGTAGAGAAATTAATGCAAGGCACATTTTTAGTAAAAGATTTTGTTGGAATCACCCAGACAAATAGAGTTCATAAAAACATTTGGTTCCCTCACGACAATGAAGCAACTGTGGAAGAAACAATAAATAAATATGAACGACGTTTTGAACGTTTACGTGCAGACATTGCAGAGAAAAAGAACATTTTTGTATTTTTAACCAGGTATTATGTAATGCCCGAATCCGCATTTGACAAAATTGTGGCGCAGGTTCTCTCATACAACAGAGAAAACAAAATTGTTTATATTTATGGGTCAAATCATCCATATATGCATAAACCCAAATATAAAGAATGTGTAGCCTACCAGCATCTTGAATATGATATCACTAAACTAACTCCTGGAATGGAATATGAATATGAATATTATCGACCATGGGTTAAAAATTATCTCTCAAATTTATGTAAACACATTGGAATAAATCATAGTCTCTCCAAATCATCTCTTGAAGATAACAAGTTTTTAGATTTATAAATTATCAATCGAGTATTGTCTACGGTTTGAGAAGTATAAAGGTCGTAAGGATAATCCTGTTGCAAAGTTCCGTATACTTTGCGAAAAACAAAAATCAAGTCAAATGAAGATATTTGTTTAGATTCAGCAATTAGTGTATCCGGAGTTTCACCAAAGTAGAAAAAAGTCTCTTTATTTTTGCTTTGGATTTTTCCTAAATAGTAGCCAAGGTTTTTGAATGTTTTGTTTTCCCAAAATATGATGTATTTATCACCAATTGTCATATTCTCGGGAATGAGAGAACGCTCAAAATAATAAGAATCCATTGTATAAAAATAAGAGTATTTTTTTTATTTTTATAAGAAAGGGAAAAGGAGGGATTTAAAGGAGGGATTTAAAGGCGTAAGTGAAGCAAAGCTTCACTGAATACCTTGGTTCCCTTTATCGGCATCCAGGTCATTGTATTGAACCTTACCTTTCAAATATGCACTATACAAAATGTTCTTCTCTGTTTTCACGGTGGAATAAACGTCCGCCATTTTGGTAATCATAAAGAGAACTGATGTGATAAATGTCGAAGTAGTCTTGTCATCCAAATAATATTTGTAAACGACAAACCCAGAGAGAATTGTGTTTGTTACAAAACATGTCAATGCGAAATACGCGGTCTTCTGGTAAAGACCGTCGTAAAAGAGGATTGTCACCTTTCTTTGCTCAGGCAGGCGCGCCAAGACCTCTCCCACTGAATCATTGTCCGTTTTGCACTTGGGGTTTACGTCCAAATACGCGATTAGCTTTCCTTCTCTCTTGATTTCTGCAAAATACATTGCCAAAAAAGCAATCAGCGTTATGCAATTGAAAGAGAAACCAGCATTATACAATGGGTCATCACCAGTCTGTGCATTTTCGGAAATTGAGCAAATGTGGTCACCGCATGTTTGGGGGACAAAAAGAATTAAGAAAGATGCAATTAAAACGCGATACAATTCGAGTAAAACTGTAATTGTGACGCCGGCTTTTTGATTAAAATCTTGGTTATCTTTGACAACGTCTTTGACAGGAACAACTACGTCTGTGCTTATTGCAGGCGTGTTAATTTCAATATCAACAAGTGACTCATTAGAAGTTGGGCTGTCCATTGTTGTTGCTATACATTTCATAAAGACTCTTTTTTTGGCTTATTTTTTTGCCTCGTCCTTTGGTCTTCTTACCTTTTCCTTTTCCTTTTCCTTTGCTTTTATCTTTATTCTTTGTGCATTTACATTTACACCTTTTGGTTCGCTTCTTCTTCTTCTTTTTATTATTCCATGGTTGATAAAAAATAACAGGTTTATTATTATCATCATCTGATATGGAAATACTTTGTGAAGGCAACTCGTCAAAACTGGAAGCAGAATCAAACATAGATTTGGTTACAGGTTCGGACACAGATTCGGCCATGTCCATAGGTTCGGACATAGGTTCGACTACAGGTTCGACTACAGGTTTATCCATAGGTTCAGACATAGGTTCGGTCATAGGTTCGGACATAGAATTAACTACAGGTTCGGTCACAGGTTCGGACATAGGTTTGGACACGGGTTTATCTAAAGGCATAGAAATAGGTTGTTGCTCCATTTATATATATATATTCAAAAGAAATAATACCTTTTTGTTGGATTATCTGTTCTCTCAAATTTTTCTACATTTTTGCGAAACACTTTGGGGTCAATTTCGTATGATTTATAGCAAACACCATCATCTTTACTGGCATATTTCTCTAGATTGTTTATATAAAACTCAGCAGTTGACCCGTCCAAAATCCAGTGTCGTTGTTTAATCCCTAAATGTCGATAATCTTTATATATACGGCAAAGACGGAACATGTAAAAAAACATCTCGGTAATGTAATTGACATATTCAACAGTTTCTTCTTTGTTCTCTGCATTAATTGTGTAAACAAGTTCATTGTAATCACGCAGTTTTTGAACAACATCTTCATTTTTTTCGATTGGTGTGAAATAAATTTTTTCAAAAGTGGCGGCATACAGTTCCCAAGATTTTGCGGATTTGTAATTGATTTCGGCTTTTTCTTTTAATTTGAAAAATGTATTGATAATGGAGAGAACAAAGGTTGTCAACAAAACATAGAACAATTGTCTTTCGGTCAAAAATGCGGACCCGGAACCAGTTTGGCCGGTGGAAAATGCGGTCAACAAGGTAATTGTAAAATTGATGGGCGTCGAAATGTAATTCCAGAATCCGGCATTAAAATACTTCTTCTTGAGTTGGGTTCCTATGTGCAAATTAAGATTATCTTGCACAGTTAACATAATTCCCCAGTTTGGAGAGAGATTGTCGATAATATAATCATTGGTTACACCCTCTGAACTGATGACCGATGAATTTTCTTCTAAATTTTGGGGATTTGTTGCAATTTCGCTAATATCGAGTCCGAATTTCTCTGATTTGTCCATTTGATAATTATTTGGGAGATTTAATTATTTGGTAAAAATATGCAAAATATATTTTCATCAAATTTTTATTTTCGGTGACTTCTTCTTTTCTTTCTTTGGCTTCTTCTTTTCTTGTTGGTTCTTTGTCTTTTGGTTTTGCGATTTCCGCCGGAAAATCCCTTTATACTTGTATATTGCTCTTCATATGTTTTTTCTTTTGATTCTTTTACATTTGCATTATCTGGAAATTTGCCATTGAAAACATTTATATAATCATTTATAGTGTCCATGACTATATTTTTTTTATCACTAACTGTAGGACCACCTGAAGGACCACCTGAAGTGGGTTCAATCAAAACACCAGGTCCAAACATAAGTTTTTGTATTTTTTCTAGATTGGCTTCTTTATCTTTATCTTGCAAATATTGACCAATAAAATATCGCATCATGGTTGAAGATGTTGCTGGAATTGATAATTTGGGTGTGGATGCTGCTGCTGCTGACGCTGATGTTGTTTCTTCATTTTTAAGCACAAAAACCGGCGGCAATGTCTGATAAAACTTATATGGTTCTTTGTTGTCACTATTAACCGAAGTTAATTTTAAAAATAGTGTTTTAGTTGGAATTTTTTCTTCATCAACATAACAATTTTTGACTTTGGGGGGGGTAACAGAATTATCATATTCAATTTTAATTCTATCTTTATTTTCAATAAAACATTTTAAAAACGTATCATTTAACCAAGGAACCATGACATCAAATCGCATTGGCCCATTTGTATTTGTAACAGTAAATATGCGTGTTTTTTCAAGTTCCTCCGCAGTTGGGTCTCTTGGAACAACATAAATTTTGTGAACTAAATCCACATATTTATCAATATCCTGCCAATATGGAAGTTGGTATGCATTATCTAATCCCATTCCTAAACAAATTGTGGAAGTTGGATATTTTGCTTTCAACTTGTAAATTGTGTATATAGTTGTAGTTTTAGTTTTTGTTTCTTCAGCATCAAAGATTTCATTCTCAATTTCACTTGTCTCAAATATAATATTGGCAAATTTGCCGTTTAACATATTGCAAAACATATCCAAAACATTTTTACGCATAATGCGAGTTGGAAGCAAATGTGATTTTGACCCACCTGCAGTTGGCATAAACAACATTAAAATTTTTTTATTAGAAAATTCTCTGGTTAAGTTATCTGCAAATGCCTCCATTGATTTATAGTGACCATAGGTAGGAGGACCAAATGCACCTTGATAAGAAAACACAACATCATAAGAAGGAGTAGCAGCAGCAGCAGAAGAAGCAGTAGGAGTATCAGAAGAAGCAGTAGGAGTATCAGTATCAGAAGCAGTAGGAGTATCAGTATCAGAAGCAGTAGGAGTATCAGTATCAGAAGAAGCAGCAGCAGCAAAACTCGCCATTTTATACAATATACAAAGATTTTATCTCCCCGTGGACCCAATTCCTCCTTCTCCGCGAACCGTATATTCACCTAAATCCTCCACTCTATCTACCAACTCCACATAAATTGGCATTAAACCTGGTGCACAAACTTGGATAAGACGGTCAAAACGCTCCACTACATATTGGGGTCTTAAGCAATCAAACATCCCAAT